CGGGGCCGCCGCCGGTCTCCCTGCAATACCCGGCAGCGCCGACGCAGGAATACAACCCCGTCACGCCGATGCCCCAGAACAAAGGCCCCAGCGTGGCCCCCGCACCCAACCCATACGCCGATGCCGAGGCCCCGAAGGTCGACACCGGCCTGATCGGCGGCGCAATGACGCCGCCGCCACAGGTGACCGGCTCGAACACCTCGAGCAACGTCGCCCTGGTCGACCCGTCGACAGTCACCGGCGGCGTCGCCAGCACGTACGACCCGACCGTATGGAGCGTCGGCCGCGAGCAGACCGTCGAGGGCACCCTCGACGACATGATCAAGTCGGACAACTACGGGATGCAGCAGGCGACGACCCGCGCCAGCCAGGAGATGGCCAAGCGCGGGCTGATCAACTCGAGCATGGGCGTCGGCGCCGCCGAGGCCGCCCGCTACAACGCCGGCATAGACATCGCCAAGCAGGACGCGTCCACGCGCGCCTCGGCGTCGCAGTTCAACGCCGGCGCCTCGAACAGGGCAAGCGAGTTCGGCGCGAGCGCGAAGAACGCGCTGCAGAGCCAGAACCTCGACAACACCGCCAAGGCCGAGCTGACGAACGCCGCCGCGAAGAACGAGTCCACCAAGTTCGACGCGCAGACGGGCATGCAGGCGCAGCTGTCGAACCAGGACGTGGCGGCCAAGCAGCTCATGCAGCAGTACGACACCGTCTCCAAGGTGGCGTTCCAGAACGCCGACGCGGCGGGCAAGCTGCAGCTGCAGCAGATTGACGCGCACACGCGCACGTCGATGGCGCAGATCGAAGCCGACTTCAAGACCCGCATGCAAACCAGCCAGTCGCTGGCGCAGAGCTATCAGTCGATGGTCGAGCAGGTCACGAAGATCATGTCCAACAATGAGATGAACGCCGACGCGAAGCAGGCCTCTATCAACAACCTGACGACCTTGTATCGCAACGCGATGGACATCCAGTCCGACGTGACCGGCATCGGCATCGGCACTCTACTGGCTCCCGGGCAGTTCGAGGCCGTCCCCGGCGGCAACAAGAGCAAGGGTACGCCGGCGCTAACGCCGGAGCAGGCCGGCGCCCCCGGGAACTCGACCGACTTCGATAGCCCGGGCGGCTGATGCATTCGCAGTTTCTGCTCTGGTCGCGCCTGCCGGTCCCCGGCGGCGCCGGCCTGACGAGTTTCCAGGAAGACTGGACGATCGTCGAGCACCGGCACGCCGACCGCCTGGTGGCGCTCGCCGCCATGCGCGGCACCGAGATTCACTACGCCATGGCCCCGACCGAGCAGGGGCGCGGTTTCATCTCTCGAGCGCGCGCTGCCGAGTTCCTCGGCCCGCTGCTCGAGCGCCGCGGCTACCTCACGACGCGCGTCTGGGACGGCCGCTGCACCAAGTTCATCGAGCGCCTCGGCTTCCGGCACACCTGGAAGCACGGCAGCGTCAACCACTACATGCTCATGGCGCTGCCGTTCGCGCGCGCCACGAAGGAGTCTTAAATGCCCATGGTCATCCCCGCCGTCGCGGCGGCCCTCAGCATTAGCGCCGCCACGCTCATCACCGGCATGGCAATCGCCGGCACGGCCCTGTCCGCCATCGGCGCCATCACGGGCAACAAGACCCTTTCGATGTTCGGCGGTGTGATCGGCCTGGTCGGCGGCGTCGCCGGCATCGCCGCCTCGCTCGGCACCACCGGCGCGTCTGCCGCTGCGCTGGGTGAGGCCGCCGCCGCCAGCTCCACGGGCTCGCTGTCGCAGACCGCCGCCGTGGGCACCGGCCTTGATCTCGCGGCGTCAGAGGCCCTGGCGGCCGCCCCCGGCGCGCTGGACGCGGCGAGCGCCATCGGCGCCGCCGCCGAGCCGCTGTCGGCTACCGCGCTGGCGACCGACGGGGTCGTCAACGCGGCGGCCTCCATGGCCCCCGATGTCGGCATGATCGGTGGCGAGATGGCCGCCGCCGCGACCTCGGCGCCAGACAGCTCGCTCGTCACCGAGCTGATGCAGGCGCCCGCGCCTGGCATGGACCCCGCCGCCGCGGCGGACGCCGCTGCGCCGGCCGCCGATCCGGCTGGTTACCAACCCAATTCGGCCGACAAGCAGGCCATCTTCGGCGGCGAGAACTACGGCTCCAAGGTCGAGCCGTCGTTCGGGTCCAGGGTCGGCGACGCCGTCAGTGGCGCCACCGACTGGATGGGCCGCAACAAGCAGGCAACGAACCTCATTGGCGGAATGATCAACGGGGCTGCGAAGTCGTACGGCGACCAGTCGCTGCTGAAGGAGAAGTACAAGCTCGACGAGCAGGCCTCAGCGCGCCAACGCGCGCGCCTCAACGCGTCGGTCCAGGGCCTGAAGATGCCCGTCTACCAACGCTCTGGAGCCTGACCATGGGCCTGATCAACGAGAAAATGGGCCCGGCAGAAGAAGAGCTGCCGCCCGAGCAGGCCGAAGCGGCCCCGCCCACCGAGGCGCCCACCGAGCCGGCCGCGCAGCCGGCAGGGGAAGACGCGCCCGAAGAAGGCGCCGGGGGCGGAGGCAAGCTGACGATCACGCCGGAGTCGATCGAGTCTAAGCTGCACCTCCAGGGCAACCAGGCGGAGCAACTGAGGCGCATCGTCGTCGCCGGCAAGAAGGTCATGTTCGACAGCAAGACGCACCGGCTGATGATCGAGACGATCAAGGGCGAAGGCGACTGGCCAACAAAGCTCGGCCAGGGCGTCACCGGCCTGATGGGCCTGCTCATGAAGGAGAGCCAGAACTCCCTGCCGCCGCCGCTCATCATCCCCGCCGGGCTGATCATGGTGGCCGAGGCCGCCAGCTTCATCGCCGACACCGGCGAGGACATCACCGACCAGGACGTCGGCGACGGCATGCACGTCTTCATCAACACGATCTTGCACGCCAGCGGCGTCGACGGCGACAAGCTGGCGGCGTACGCCGAGAAGGCCGGCGCGGCCATCCCCGGCGACGCACCCGCGCCCGAGTCTGCTCCGCCGGCCTCTGAAATGCCACCCCCGGGTGGCGGCATGATCAACCAGGGAATGCAGCAATGAACCTCGGCGGCATCATCGCGGGCGGCATGCAAGGCGGCGCGGCCGCAGCGCAGGGCATGGCCCAGGAGGGCATCGCCGCCGACTCGCGCACCGCGCTGATGAAGGCGACGCAGGACGCCGACCTGGCGCGCGCGAAGGCGCTCGACGACTACAAGCGCCAGGGCAAGAACACCGACCGCGCCGCGCGCGCGAAGCGCGTCAACGACGCCGCCGGCATGATCGACCGCGAGATGCAGGAGCGCGTGGCCGACAAGCACAAGCCGATGAACGGCATGGGGCCAATTCTGCCGGCCGAAGAAGTGCGCCTCAGCCAGACGCAGAAGGCGCGCAACCGCTTCGCCGGCGCCGCCAAGACGGGCGACCTGGCGCCGCAGACCGAGGCCTCCTTGCTCGCCAGCGAGGACCGCCTCATATCCGCCGAGCGCCGCGCCGAAAAGGCCGAGGACCGCCGCGACGGCCGCCTCGACAAGGCCGAGGCCGGCAAGAACCAGCGCCAGGACGACGCGCTCGATTCCCGTGAGGAGATCTCCCAGAAGCGCCTCGATGCCGCGCTTGCCAATGGTGGCGGGGCTGGCGGGGCGGAGAAGGAGCGGCTCGAGACGCTGATGAACACGCTGCAGACGCGGATGTCCAAGCTGCAGGAGAGCGACCGCGGTCGCACGCCGGAGGCGAAGGCTCAATGGCAGCGCGACTACGACGACGCCAGCGACCTGTACCGCGCCGCGCTCCAGCGCCGCAAGTCGAAGTTCGACAACGCCGCCGCGCCGTCGGGCGGCGCCCAGGTCAATGCCACACCGAAGCCGCCAGGTAAGGTGGGAGCTTCCGCAAGCACCTCGAAGGAAGCCGTCAAAGCGGCAGCCGACGCGGCCCGCGCGAAGTTCTTCGGCACTGGCTCCTGAGACACATGAACGACGACATCGAACTCGACCAGGAAAGCCCAGCCGCCACAGCCCCCCAGGCCACTGCCGCGCTTGTTCCCCAGGCCACCGCCGCGCCCACCGCGGCGTTCGATGTCTCCAAGGTCCGCGACCTTGTCTCTCACGCCGCCGACACGTTCGGCATCGACAAGGCCTACCTGGCCGCCGTCATCATGCGGGAGTCGAACCTCGACCCCGACGTCATCAGCGGCAAGCGCAAGTCCAGCGCCGGCGCGATCGGCATCGCGCAGTTCATGCCAGAAACCGCGAAGCGCTACGGCGTCGACCCGCTCGACCCAGTCTCCTCGATCATGGGCGCCGCGGCATACCTGTCTGACAACAAGCGCCGCTTCAACGGCGACATGGACAAGGCCGTCGCCGGCTACAACTGGGGCGAGAACCGGAAGGTCTTCGACCAGGACGACTGGCGCGACCACCTCCCCGCCGAGACCCGCGACTACGTCGAGTTCGTGCGCTCGTTCGCCGAGGGCGCGCGCCCGCCCGCGGCGGACCCCCGCTCGCCCCTGCCGGCCGGCGTGGCGCCCAGCGCCGCCGGCGCGGGCCGCGGCCGCATCAACCCGACGATGCCCACCGAAGCGCCGAGCAACGGCGGACTAGTCTCGCCCGGGCAGCTCGGCAAGGACTTCATGGGCGGCGTCGAGAACGTCAAGGGCCTGGTGCGGTCGGCCGGCGCGTTCGGCGCCTCGCTCTCGTACGGAGCCTTCGCGCGTGACCTTGCGGCAATCGACACGATCGATGCCACCGGCAAGCTGCCGCCGCAGAAGCCGAGCCTCAGCGGCAACACTGGCACTGCCTACGCCGACAGCTACGCGCTGACGCGGGACCCGGCGGAGCGCGCCAAGATTCGCGAGGCCGCCGTCGCCGGGTTGAAGCGCGACGAGAGCTTCATCGTCGACTCGATCAAGGCAGTGGAAGCCTACAAGGCCGAGGCCCTGAAGCTGACGGGCCAGATGCCCGACTTCACCGACATCGCCTCGACGAAGGACTTCACCAACTGGCTGCTGCGCCAGGGCGCGAACGGCACGCCGACGCTGGTCGCCGCCATGATCGGCGCCGCCGCGGGCCCGGTGGGCTTTGCCGTCACGTCCGGCGGCATGGCCGTCGGCGACCTGACGCAGGGCCGCATCGAGCACACCTCGCGAGTCAATGACCCGAAGCGATTCGGGTCGGCCGACCGCCAGGCCGACGCGCTCGCGGCTCGCGGCGCGAACATGGCCGGCTACCTGGCCGACAAGGCGCCACAGACCGCCGCGCTGACGGTGCCGTACCTGGCCGCCGACTCCTTGCTAGGGCCGGTGGCGCGCGCGCTGCGCGGCCCAGGCGCCTCTGCGGCCACCAGCGTCAAGCAGGCGCTGCTGAGGGGTGTGAAGGACGCCCCAGGCCAGAGCGGCGGCGAAGCGCTTGGCGAGGGCACGCAAGAGGGGGTGAACATCGGCGGCGAGATGCTGGCCGGGGAGCGCACCACCGACGTCACGCGCAAAGACGCGCTGCGCGTCATCAACTCGGCGGCCGCCGGCGCCGCCGTCGCGCCAGGGGGGCACGCCGTCAACGTCGGCCGCGAGGCGTACGCCGCACGCGGCAAGACTAACTTCACGCCGGCCGACTCCGCCACCGCGCGCGCCGGCCGGACGCCGCTGCCGACCGCCGAGAGTATCGCGCGCTCGAAGGGCTTCCTGAACAACGAAGGCATTGTCAACTTCACGCCGGCCGACTCCGCCACCGCGCGCGCCGGCCTGACGCCGATCGTCGTCGACCTGGGCGCCGCCAAGGCGATCGGCGATGCGAAGCGCGCGGAGGAGGCGCTCGCCGAGTCCACCGTACCCACCACACCCGAGGAGCCAGACTATGACGGCGTGCAGAGCGCTCTTGCCGCACTCCCTGGAGCTGGCAGTGTTTCACCAGGTCCTAACGAGCAAGGAGGCCTGGCAGCTGCAGGACCTCTGCCTGATGTCGCCGGAGGATTGGGTAACGATCCCGCCGGAGCTGCAGCCGGCGGCCAGGAGGCTGCAGACGTTCAAGGGCGAGTGGACCTTCCAGGGCCCGCCGGCGCCGACGTGGACGCTGGGGGTGACGCTCCACTAGAGAGCTGGATGGGCCGCAGCGGCACCGGCTACACGACCAAGGCCGATGCCCAGCAGGCGCTGCCAGGCCGCGCCCAGCGCAGCTCGCAGCTCGAGTGGCGCGCCGAGAAAGGCGCGGACGGCCGCTACGCGCTGAACGGCTACCGCCGGGCCGAGATCGACACGCGCGCGAACGAGGCGGCCACGTCGCCGACCAACGAGATCGCGCAGCCGACCGAGGCGCAGAAGGCCGCCGGCAACTACAAGAAGGGCCACGTCTCGATCGACGGGATGAACATCTCGATCGAGAACCCGCGCGGCTCCGAGCGCTCGGGCGTGGACAAGGGCGGCAATCCCTGGGCGGTGACCATGGCCAGCCACTACGGCTACGTCAAGGGCACCGAAGGCGCCGACGGCGACCACATCGACGTCCTCGTCGGCGAGCACACGACCAGCGGCAAGGCGTTTATCGTCGACCAGGTCCACGCCGACGGCACGTTCGACGAGCACAAGGTCGTGCTCGGCGCGCGCTCGCGCGAAGAGGCTCTCGTCACCTACCAGGCGAACTACGCCCCGGGGTGGACGGGCGCGGCCGGCGTCACCGAGATGCCGACGGCGCAGTTCAAGGTCTGGGCTAAGGCGGGCGTTCGAACGAAGCCACTCACGAATCTCAAGGAGGTCTCCGATGGAGAACGATCAGCAGCCGAGCGGGCCGCGCGCCAAGGGGTGCCTGCCGCCGAGGGACGAAGCGGAGCATCAGCAGCCGCTGCAGGAGCAGGCGGAGCTGTGGCTTCGCCGCAGGGCGGCGCTGGTGCAGTCCCTGAAGGACGCAGTGCCGTCGGCGCAACTCAAGGAGCCGTCGGCGCTGGAGTCACAGTCGACGGAGGGCCCGGCGCTGGAGCCCGCGCTGCGCAGCGCGGTGCGGAATCTTCTGGCGTCGTCGGCGGACCACCTACCCGAGACGATCGAGACGCCGGACGGGCTGATGACGTTCGTCCCGAGCGGGCACTACAAGATCGACTGAAGGCAGAGGCCGTCCTCCGCTCGATCGAGCGCGAGCGCGCCAAGCCGCGCGGCGATGGCCCTGGCGAGAAAATCAAGCTCACGGCGATCCCCGCCGGCTCGAGCGCCGACACCGACATGGCGGCCGCGCTCGCCCGCGTGTTCGGCAAGCCGATCATCTTCGCCCACCTCGACAAGCCGGAGGGGTCGACTGGGTTCGGCGCCGTCGTCGCCAACGGCACGATCGTCATCACCGACGACGCGCGCAACCCGCTCTTCGCGCTCGCGATGCACGAGGTCCTGCACACGCTCGATGCAGACATCAAGGCCGAGTTGATTGAGGCTCTCCGTCCGTACATGAAGGTCGATGCGCACAAGCGGACCTTCCCGGGGTACAGAGAGGCCATCAGAGAGGAGGAGGTCGCCGCGACCCTGGCCCAGCAGCACGTCGAGACTGCGGCCTTCTGGAATGAGATTGCCGCCAAGATGGGAGATGGCCAGTTCGCGAAGCTCGCGCGCCACATCCTGTCGACGCTCGAGAGGATCGTCGGCAAGTTCCGCGCGAACAACCTCACCGCCTACGCCACCGAGATCGATGCGGTGCGCGACGCGCTGACGTCGGCCTACGTCAAGCAGGCGCAGCGTGTAGCAAGGAAAGCTACAAACGTAGCTGAAAAGGGAACAGCCGACGAGACCGAGTTCTCCGAGAACGAGGCCGACCGCTATCGCAAGATGGCCGCCGACCTGATGGCGAAGGAAGCCCCGCCGCCGCAGCGCGCGTCGGTCAAGTTCTTCACCGGCGACCAGAAGGCGCCGCTCCTGCGGACCAACTTCGACATCGCCCGCTACTTCACGAACCGCAACAAGCGCGGCATGGAGGCGGGCAACCCCGACGCGCGCAGGCGCCTGGTCGAGTCGCTGCGCGCCGAGGCGCTGTACGCGCTCTCACGGCCCGGCAGCGCCGTCGGCTGGTACGACGCCAAGGTCAAGGCAGCGCTCGCCATCATGGCTGAGCTGCACCCCGAGATCGCGACTGACCCGGAGGCGAAGTTCGGTTTCATTGCCATGTTGGCGATCACCTCGAACGGCACCAAGGTCAACGCGAACTTCGAGTTCGCCGAGATTCTCTACCGCCAGTGGAGGGACACCGGCGCCTGGCCGACCGGCGACGGCGTCCTCGACACGAAGAACAGCAAGCCGATGAAAACCGGCCTGGCCAAGGTCGGCGCCCTCGTCGCGAAGCACGAGTGGGAGGCGGTCCGCGACTTTATGAAGGCCGACCGCGTCGTGCGCGACATCGAGAAGATGACGGGCACGAAGATCGCGTCCGAGGGCAAGGACAACGAGGTCTACGGCGCCGTGTTCCTCGGCTCGAAGATCGGTGCGTTCTTCAACAACCTCTACGGCAACTTCACCCCGGTGACGATGGACCGCTGGTTCATGCGCACGATCAACCGCATCCGCGGCAACATGCTCGCGCTGCCGGAAAACACCGACTCAAACCTCGCGAAGCTCGTCGACCAACTCGCCGAACTGGACAACACGTTCGGCGTGCCGCGCTCGCAGCTCCGCGCCGAGATCAAGGCCTGGCTCGCTCGGCCTGACGAGGAACGCGCCGACCCCGAGCTGGCCCTGCAATCCCTGCCTGGCGTGCGCGAGTACGCCAAGGCGCGCAACGACGCCTTCGCCAAGGGTGTCGAGATCGACGGCAAGAAGCGCAGCTACTACCACCGCACCAGGCAGAACATTCTAGCCAAGACTCTGCACGAGGGGTTCACCCTCGACGAGCAGACGCCCGCCGGCGGCGGCGATCGCAAGTACCTGCGCGGCGTGATGCTTGACCTACAGAAGGGCCTCGCGCGCGACGGAATTGTGGTGGAAATGGCCGATCTGCAGGCCGCCCTGTGGTATTACGAGAAGGACCTCTTCGAGCTGCTCAAGGGCAGGCGCGAGGCGGACCAGGACAGCCTGTTCGAGGAGGAACGCGATGAAGCTGAAGACTACGAGACAGCCGCCCGGAGAGTACGAGACCTTCGAGAGTCGGGGGCAGGAGGAGCAGGATCAGTTCGACCTGAACAACGACCTGCTGGACGACCGGCCGGGCGAGCCCCTGCCCGAGCCGAGCCCGCCGAAGCCGACCTCTTCGGCGACGACCCCCGCACCGGCACCCTGATCAACATCGGCCTCGACACGCCGGACGGTCGGGGCATTTCTGCGCCCGAAGCTATCACAATGCTGAAGTCGATAGGCGTCCAGGTCCTGTCGCACAGCGTCCACAAGTCGGACACCGAGCAGACCGTGGTCGCCCGACTGTCGCGCGCGCTCACGCCGGCCGAGGCCAACGACGTCAGCCTCAAGCTGCGCCAGGAGGCGATCGGCCAGCTGGTCGACGGCAAGGGCGAGCTGTACGGCCCCAAGGCCGCAGAGTGGCGCCCGTTCGACCCGGCGCGCTTTCTCACGACGGACGGCACCCGCCTGGCCCCGGTCGCCGCCGAGACGAACTTCTCGGACAACCCGCTTGACGGCCTGCCAACCCCGGTGCGCGTCGACGGCAAGGACGTGTCCTTCGGCCCGTTCGCGCCGGCGCGCGAGGCCGCCGCGAAGTACATGGCCGACGCCGGCTTCGCGTACACCCCGCCCACCACCTACATCAAGGCCGACCCGGCGCGCGGCGCCAAGGTCGCCGCCGCCTTCGCGCTCATGAAGCACGCGCCGCAGGACCCGCTCGTCAAGGCGTCCTACGCGGCGCTGATCGACGAACTGAAGGCGCAGTACCGCGCGATCCTGGCGACCGGCCTGAAGGTCGAGTTCAACAACGGCGGCGACCCGTACGGCAACCCGCGCAACGCGATCCTCGACGTCGTCAACAACAACCACCTCTACATCTTCAGCACGCGGGAGGGCCACGGTAGCGACGCCTCGGTCGACGTGAGCGACAACCCGTTGCTGGCCGAGACCGAGTTCAAGTTCGGCGGCAAGCCGGCCCTGGCCAACGACGTCTTCCGCGCCGTCCACGACTACTTCGGCCACGTCAAGGAAGGCGTGGGCTTCCGCGCCGACGGCGAGGAAAACGCCTGGCGCTCGCACGTCGCGATGTTCTCGCCGCTCGCGCGCCGCGCGATGACGACCGAGACCCGCGGGCAGAACAGCTGGGTGAACTTCGGCCCGAAGGCCGCGCACAACAAGACGGCCAGCGGCGCCGACACGATCTACGCCGACCAGAAGGTTGGCCTGCTGCCCGAGTGGGTCTCCGCCGAGGAGGAGTTCTCCGACAACCCGTTCCCGGCGATCGACACCAGCATGCTCTCACTGGCGCCGAGGGAAGAGTACCGCCCGAAGCGCAAGGACATCAGCGACTTCAGCGACGTGGCCGAGCCGATGTACCGCATCAGCAGCCAGGTCGAGGAAGTTCCGGCCGAGGACCCGGAGGCCATCGCCGCCCTGCGCGAGATCGCCTCGCCGGAGCACGCCAACCTGTTCAAGCTGCCGAAGTCTGACGCCAAGAACCTTCGCCAGATCGTCGAAGACGAGGGCGTCGGCATCCAGATGAAGCGCTTCGCAGCCGACGCGAACCTCAAGGGCGAGCGCATCTGGCTGCTCACCACGCCGGACGACCGCAGCGCATTCATCACCATCCGCGATGCGGCGCCGCACGGCAAGAGGAGCTTCTACTCGGTCGAGAAGGGCGGCCGCCCCGGCGGCCCGCTGCGGCTCAACACCCGCCGGCCTGGCCAGAACATCGACGCCGTGAACCGCCGCACCGAGGAGGTCTACATCGACGTCTCGCGCATGAGCGCGGGCTCTGGCATGGGCGCGCACATTTACAACATCGCAGCGACGCTTGCGCACAACACCAACAGAATTTTTATTGGCGACCCCAGCGACATCTCGGACCTCGCCATCGAACGCCGCCCGCACCAGATGATCTCCAGCGCGCTGAAGTTCGGCACGACGAGGCACTTGGCCCCGCACCCCTTCCAGATCGACGGCACGCCCAAGGTCAATGGACTCAAGTGGACGTACGGTGACGACGACGCGAACGTGAATTCGTTGGCGCAAGTTATCACAAACGTGAAGTACAATCCGAAGCATGAACTTCAATTCAATGCCGAGGACAGCTCATTCACTGACGCACGAGGCGTTCGAGTTCCTGGACCATCAGATGCTGCCGCGGGAGTACCCGCCCGCGGAGCTGCCGCTGACGCCGGCGGTGGAGGCGCGCGTACGAGCGCTGCGGCACCTGGACTTTCACCAGCTCGAGCTGGTGGACCGGTGGGAGAGGTTGCTCGTCCTGTCACGGCTTATCGCGTCGCGGTACTCAGGTCCGCACTGGCAGAGTCGAGCCAAGAAGACGGGCCCGGCCTACTGGATGCACTTGGCCGTATCGTCGAGGAACATGGAGATTCCCTAAACGGCATCTTCTACGCGGAGAACCCTGCGGACGTCTCGGCGATCGGCTTCTACAGCGGCCTCAGCCGCGCCATCGCCGGCGGGCCCGGGAAGGCAATGCCCGAGCAGTGGGTGGCGTATATCCGCGGCCTGACGACCAAGGGCGTGAAGCAGGACGAGATCACATGGTCCGGCATCAACGAGTGGCTCGACATGCAGCCGGGCAAGGTGAGCAAAGAGGAGGTGCAGACCTTCCTCGATGCGAACGGCGTGCGGGTGACGGAGACGACGCTGCGCAGCCCAGAGTTCAACCACCAACGCAACGAGTGGCAGCAAGCGATCGACCGCGCCGAGGCGGATGGAGACTATGGCCTCGCGGATAGCATCGGGCGCGCGTGGGAGGGCAGTGACGAAGAGACTGGCAGCACCGCAGAGAGGCCCAAGTTCAGCCAATTCACCCTGCCCGGCGGCACGAACTACCGCGAGGTGCTGCTGACGCTGCCGGTGAAGGCGTACGAATATCCAGCCGTCTTAGTCACGCGGGTTGGAGACTGGGTTCCTGGCGACCCAACTGATGGCAAGTGGCGCATTACGGTTGGCGGAGAGGATCGCGGCTACATCCGCGCAGCCGACGAAGCAGATGCCAAATACAAGGCCGGTGATGATGCTCGCAACCGAGTTGAAAACCAGGGAAATTACCGCAGTACCCACTGGGACCAGCCCAACGTCCTCGCCCACATCCGCATGAACGACCGCACCGACGCCGACGGCAAGCGGGTGCTGTTCATCGAGGAGATTCAGAGCGACTGGGCGCAGGAGGGAAAGAAGAAGGGCTTCGTCTCCAGCGGCAAACTGCCCGAAGGTTGGATCGTAAAACAGACCGGACCCGGCGGCAGTTGGTACGTCATCGACAGCAGCAACACCCAGGTTGGCATCTACAAGGAGACGCGAGAGGCCGCCATCGTCTCAGCCACCACGCGCGACGGGTTTACCGGCGGCACCCCCTCCGCCCCCTTCGTCGGCAAGACCGACGCCTGGGTAGCCCTTGCCATCAAGCGCGTCATCAAGATGGCCGTCGACGAGGGCTACGACCGGGTGGCGTTCGTGACCGGCGAGCAGAGCGCGGAGCGGTATGACCTGAGCAAGCAGGTCGATGAGCTTGTGTGGTTCCCGGACGGCAAGGAAGGCGGCGACCTGCAAGTGTTTCAAGGCGGCCTCGAACTGTCGATGCAGAAGGGCGTTGCCGCCACGGCCCTGCCCGACATCATTGGAAAAGAAGCGGCGGATCGCCTGCTGAATCGACCGACCAGCACCACACTAGGCCGGAATGGCAAGAACCACACGCTGTCCGGCATCGACCTCAAAGTCGGCGGCGCAGGCATGAAGGCCTTCTACGACAAGATCGTGCCGAACGTGGCGAAGGACGTGGTGAAAAAGCTGGGCGGCGGGGCGATGGCGGAGGTAGGGATCAACACGGAGCAGGACTTGTCCACCACGCCGGATGACTTGCTGGTGAAGATCAATGAGACTTCGGACGGCCGGTTCAGGGTCGGCGTTGGCTCCGGCGAGAATCGCGTTGCAAAGACCGTCGACACTCGTGAGCAGGCCCAGTCGTGGGCGGACGAGCAGGTCAGCAACGCAAGAGGCGGAAAATTCACCCAGCAACCCGGCTTCGACATCACCCCCAAGATGCGCGAGCAGGCCGAGGGCGGAGTGCCCATGTTCGCCGCCAACCCCCAAGGCCCAAACAACCTCGCCACCATCACGCCCGCGAAGCCAAAGTCAGTCACGCGCGCGACCGAGGGCTGGATCGTCAGCCGCGACGAGCTGGGCCGCTTCCGCTTCGGCGCTGGCGCCAAGGCCTACCGCGTCGTGTCCGCCATCGCCAAGCTGGTGACCGACAAGATCGGTTTCACGCCGATGTCGCCGGAGCTGCGCCGGGCCGTGCGTGAGATGAAGAACGAGGTCGATCGCGCCCGCAATGCGGCGGCCAAGGTCGCCAGCGAGATGATCAAGATGACGCCCGCCGATCGCGAGATGGTCAGCGACATCATCGAAGGCGAGCTGAAGGCCGGCGTCGTGCCGACCAAGAAGGTCTTGGCCATCGCCCAGACGATTTCCGCTCTGATGGGCAAGCAGACCGACGAGCTGATCGCCGTCGGCATGCTGAGCCAGGAGGCCGCCGACAAGTGGAGGGACAAGTACCTGCCGCGGTTCTACGAGAGCAAGCTGCGCGACAATCTGAAGAACAGCTGGGACAAGGCTATCTCGCGCATGATGAAACCGGCCGGCGCGCTCACGGGCATCGGCGGCAAGAGCCTCCGGCGCCGAGGCATGACCGAAGTCATCGACGCCCAGGACCTGAAGAGCTACGAGGCGCAGGGCTGGGTGCTCGACGACCCGAGGTTCAGGCCCGGCATCGACCGCACCGTCCAGGTCCACCGCGACTTCAGCCGCCCCGAGCGGGAGAAGATGGGCGAGATTCGCGACTCGATGTTCCGCTTCGTCATGGGCTACATGCGCTCGCAGAAGGACCTCGCGCTCGGCCGCTTGTACGAGCACCTGGCCGACACGATGGCCAGCCGCAACGAGATCGAGGGCTACGTCAAGGTGCCCGACACGCAGATCGACGGCACCGACGTCCAGACCTACGGCAAGCTCGCCGGCCTCTACGTGCCGGAGGAAGTCCTGTCGCACCTCAGCAAGTTCGGCGAGAGCGAGCACGAGGCGATCCTGAATCTGTACCGCAAGGGCCTGGGCATGTGGAAGGAAGGCAAGACCGCCCTGAACCCCGTGGCCCACATGAACAACGTGGTCTCGAACCTGACCATGGCGCACTTCGCCGGCGTCAGCTACTGGGACACGCATAAGTACTTCGGCACCGCGCTCGACTTCTTCAAGGGCGCGCCGATGTTGCTCGAGGCCAAGGACGCCGGCCTGTTCAGTGGCACCGTCAGCCAAGAAGAGCTGATGAACATGCTGCCCAAGGAGATGCAGGTCCTGGCCCAGATGACCCAGAGCACCGGCGCGAAGGCCGTCGAACAGGCGTGGAACCTGGTGTCGCTGTACCTGCGGCGCCCGCTCGGCGCCGCGTACGACGGCGAGGACCTGTTCTTCCGCTATCTGATCTATCGCGACGCGCGCATGAAGGGCCTCCACCCGAACGACGCGATCGACTACGCTCAGCGGTACATTTTCACCTACGACGACCTGCCCAAGGGCGCGCGCGTCGTGCGCGACACCGCCCTGCCGTTCTTCAGCTACACATACAAGGTGGTGCCCGTCCTGGCGCACACGGCGCTCAACTACCCCTGGCGTTTCGCTGCGCCGGCGACGGCCGTCCTGGCCATCCAGACGCTGACCTACGCGGTCGCCGCGGGCGGCGACGACGGCGACGACTGGGAAGAGTCGATCCGCAAGTACGTCTCGAGCGCGGAGTTCCGCGAGAAGACGCGCGCGAAGGAGAAGGCCGAGAGCGCCAACCTGCCTCCCTGGATGAAGGGCTACAGCGCCTTCGGTGCCAAGAAGACGATCCGCTTGGGCACCGACGACCTGACGAACCTGCCGGTGTTCATGGACATCGCGCGCATGTTCCCTGGCGGCGACATGCTCGACGTGACGAGCAACACCGGCGGCGTGCCGTGGCTGCAGAACCTCACGCCCAGCAACCCGCTCCTCAACACGCTCGCGGCGATGATGTGGAACAAGGACCCGTACTTCGGCAAGGAGATTGTCGACAAGAACGACACGCACGCCGAGTCCGCGGAGAAGCGCGGCACCTGGCTGTGGAGCCAGTTCGCTCCGGCGATCTCGATCAACAACTACATCTTCAACCGTAGCATGAACGCCGTGGCCCAGGCGACTGGCAAGCCAGTCACCTGGTGGCCCGGCGACTTCACCGGCGTCGGCAAGGATGGCCTGCCAGTCCAGCCTGGCTACGCGGCCCTGCAGAACATCGGCATCAAGGCGCGCCCGATGGACCTCGACATGGCGGCGAAGATCGAAGCCGCCCAGAAGAAGGCCATGATCCGCGACATCGACAGAGAGGTGAAGCAACTCCGCCGGCTGTCGAACCGCGGCGCCGTGACCGACGCTCAGGCGCAGTCGAAGATCGACCTGGCCAACGAGAAGAAGGCGAGGCTGCGCGCCGGGCAGGATGTGAACGGCAACGAGAAGGACGAGTAGGCCGCAGTCGGCGTTGCCCGAATATCACGATGCCTATAAACTGGGAGAGAGCGTTGTCACCTGTAAGAACACCTGAGAGGCCGCTGAAAATGAGACTTGTCGACGACTGGAAGTGGGTGGTGACGAAGGCCTACAGCTTCCGCCTGATCGCGCTCTCGGCCGTGCTCTCGGGGATCGACGCCGCGGTCCAGTACGTGGCGCCGGCGCAGGCCTCCTGGCGCTTCGCCGCGGCGGCCGGCATCATCAGCGCCGCCGCCGCCCTCTACCGCCTCAAGGCTCAGCGGCAGCAGCCCAGCGAGGTGACTCGTGGCGACTAAGCCGCGCCGCAGCCTGGTTGCTGTCGTCGGCGTCGCCGCGGCCGCGATCCTGTTCGCGATCGTGCCTCAGTTCGAGGGAACGATCCTCGGCAAGCCGTACGTCGACCCAGTCGGCATCCTCACCGCCTGCACCGGGCACACCGGCGTTGACGTGACCCCAGGCAAGTTCTATACGCCCGAGGCGTGCAAGGCCTTGCTCGACAACGACCTCGTCGACCACGCCGAGGGCGTGCTGCAGTGCATTGATGTCCCGCTCACCAAGAACCAGGTGGCGGCCTTCACGAGCTTCGCCTTCAACGTCGGCGTGCGCGCCTTCTGCAAGAGCACCCTGGCGAAGCTCGCCAACCTGGGCGACTTCGTGGGCGCGTGCGCCGAGCTGTCGAAGTGGGTCATGGCCAAGGGCCGCGTCCTGCCAGGCCTAGTAAAACGCCGCGCCGCCGAGCGCGCCCTCTGCGAGACCCCATGAACAGACACCTCTCCCGCAAGTTCATCCTTGCCATGCTCGCGCTGGCCGCCTCCGCTGCGCTGCTCTACCTGGGCGCGCTCGAGTCCGCTGGCTACGTGACCCTGTGCCTCGGCACCGTCGGCGCCTACATCGCCGGCAACGTCGCACAGAAGAGGCTCGTCGGGTGACCACGATCCTCGCCGACGCCAGGCTTGGGGTGATGGTGGCCGACTCCAACATGACCGACGGCGACCGCCAGTGGCGGATCAAGAAGGTGCATCGCATCCATGGCGCGCTGATTGGCCTGGCTGGCGAGACGCTGAAGGGCGGGTACTTCCTCGATTGGTATCGAGACGGCATGAAGGCGCCACCGGAGTTCGACTTCACCGACTGCGCGGCGCTGGTACTCGACGCCTACGGCCTGTGGATGTTCGACGAGAACTGCAGCACGATCACCAGGGTGCCAGACGGGCGCGAGGCGATCGGCACCGGCAGCACGGCGGCGATCTGCGCCCACGAGGCGCTCGGCTTCGCCAACCCGAAGCGCGCGGTACAGATCGTCTGCAGGCACGACAACGGCAGCCGCCCGCCCGTGCGGACCTACCGCCTGTGAGCTTCGCTGCGCCCATCCTGTTTCTCGGCGTCCCCCTGGCGTTGTACCTCGCCCAGGGCTGGGCCTTCTACTTCCCGCGCGGCCGCGTCGGCATGGCCATCGCCATGACCGGCTACGCGATCGGGAACGTCGGCCTGCTCATCGACGCCTACGAACAATCGCATTCTCAACCGGAGGCCTCAACATGACCGTACGCTACCTACCCGAGGGGCTCAAGGATTACGCCACCCCCCGCCAGGCCGAGTTCGTCGATGCGGTGAACGCGGGCGGCTCGTACGCGGCCGCCGCCAGGGCCCTCGGCGTCGACGAGTCCCAGGTTCGCAAGTCGGTCGACCGGATGACCGACGTCGCCTCGCTCCAGGGGTTCGCGCCGGGACACCCGGGCTGGTGCAGGCCGGTGCCAAGGACCCACGTCGCCAGCGGCGTGAGCGTCTACCACAAGGCGGTCACCGAGACCCAGCTGGACGGCACCGTGAAGGTCATCGAGCCGGCCGCCTGGGTCAAGGCCAACATGCGCAAGGCCGCCTACGACCAGATGATCCGCGACGCCATGACGGCGTACGTCGAGGAACTGCCGCGGCTGAAGCTGCCGCCCGCCGAGACGCGCGACTACAGCTCGGACGTGATCCCATTCATCCAGATCGGCGACGCGCACCTTGGCATGTTGGCCCACGCGGCCGAGGTCGGCGAGAACTTCGACGTCAAGATCGCCGAGCGGGAAATCTGCGGCGCTATGGCGCAGCTGATCGACGAGATGCCCTTCTGCAAGCGCGCGGTCCTCAACGACCTGGGCGACTTCACCCACTACGAGAACTTCACCGCGACGACAGAGGCCTCGGGCCACGCGCTGGACTACGACTCGCGCTTCCCGAAGATGATCAAGGCGTACGCGCGGATCATGCGGTTCGTCATCGAGCGCGCGCTGACGAAGTGCGAGACCCTCGACGTCATCATCAACCAGGGCAACCACTCGCGTACGAACGACATCTGGATGGCCATCTTCCTGAAGGCGATCTACGAGGGCGACCCGCGCGTGAACGTGCTCGACAACGAGGGCGTCTTCATCGGCTACCGCATGGGCCGCACGTTTGTCATGATCCACCACAGCGACAAGTGCCCGCCAGCGCGGCTGCGCACCGTCATGACGACGGACTTCCGTCGCGACTTCGGCGAGACGGACTTCCACTACGTCGACATCGGCCACGTCCACCACAGATCGGTCGCGGCAGACGAGGGCGGCATCGTCGTCGAGAGCTGGAACCACTTGGCCGCCAGTGACAAGTGGGCGCACGAGGCGGGCTACCGCTCTAGCAAGTCGATCACCGTGGTCCTGCGCTCGCGCACCTACGGCGAGATCGGCCGCCGCACGCTGGGCATCGCCGAGATTCGCGACCGCCTCTACGGCGTCGGCCACGAGACTCAACTGAAGAAGCCGGCATTCGTCGCCGTCTGACTATCATCATTGTGAAATGAAAGAAGGTCAAAAATGAGCTACTCCCCTCCGCCCCCTCCGCCGCGCGCCTGGATGAGGGCGATGATCTTCTTCTCGCTGATGGTCGCCGCGGTGTGGCTGAGCCTCGCGCCGATCGCCGCGTTCGGCACCACCGAGCGGCCCGGCCTCACGCCACCACCAGGGTGCGAAGAGGACGGCGGCTGCTTCTGGGTCTCGGGCAACTGGATGCAGAAGCTCCGCGACGCGGCGGCGGAGGACGCGCGCAGGCGGGTCTACTCCGACCCGGAGGAGGGCGGCCGCATCGGCTGCTCTAGGTCGTCATGACCGCCATCCTGGGCATCGCCCTGACGTTCTTCCGCGGCCTGTCGTTGCGCACCTGGCTGATCGGCGGGGCCGTGGTCCTGGCCTCCGCCGCCTACATGGTCCAGGCCGTGCGCATCGGATTCCTCAAGGCCGACGTGGCCAAGGTCACCACCCAGCTCACGGCCGAGAAGGCCTCCCGCGCGATCGAGCGCGACAAGGCCAAGGACGCCGCGCTCGCGGCGCTCGCGAGCTACCGCGAGATCGAGTCCCAGCTCCAGCACCAACTCAAGGAGGCCCAACGTGCCCACACCCTCGACATCGACCGCAATGCGGCTGTCATCGCTCGTCTGCGCGCTGAGCGTGGCGGGCTGCTTCGCGACCTTGCCAACTTCGCCACCGGTGGTCGTGCCGCCTCCGAAGATACCGTCGCCGCCGCACGAGATCGTGCGCGTGCCCTCGGGGACGTACTGGGCGAGGCTCTGCGAGAGCAGGAGGAACTGGTCCTCGCGGCTGAAGATCGAGCTGCCGATGCCCGAGCACTGCTCGACGCCTGGCCGGTGACGCGGCCATGATCCCGCTGGACAAGACCTACCACGTCATCGCCGGCCTGCTGGTCGCGCTCGTCGTTGGCGTCCTCGCCGGCCCGTTCTGGGGGGTCGCCGCATCCATCGCGGCCGGGCTTGCCAAGGAGGGCTACGACGCGACGGTCAACCACCGCCGCCTCGCCGCCGGCCTGCCGCCGGCCCACGACGTCGACCCGCTCGACTCCGCCGCGACGTTCGCCGGCGGCGCCATCGGCTTCGCCGTGCTCATGATCATCTTCCCGTGAGTCGAATAGATCGCCCAAGTGCATGCGCTTCGGGCGTTTCGTATACAGGTCCGGTGCCTTCAGTCAACGCACGCCAGGCTCGAGCTGCCGGCGCCATCGTCAGTCTGGCCATCCACATCGGCCTGGCCCTGGCCATCCTCAGCGCGCCGGCCCGGCACCCGCCGACGCCGGTGTCCGCGGGCGTGGCCGAAGAGGCCGAAGGGGAGGCGCGGCGCCTGACCGGCGACGATGGCACCGACCCGAACGGGCTGGCCTGCGCCGGCGACTACTACGACGGCATCGGCATCCTGACCAACGGCGCGGGGCTGGTCAGCCTGATCGGCGCCGGCACGCCAGCCGAGCGTGGGGGGCTGCGGCCAGGAGACCTGATGATCAACCACCTAGACCTGGGCCCCGACCGCTATCGCCCAGGAACGGCCATCGTGCTGCGCGTACGGCGCGGCTCCCAATTCCTGGACATTACGGTCACCGTCCGGCGCATCTGCAGGGAATGAGTCGTAGCTGGCCTACGGCATAGCCCAGCCCGTGGCGCCAATGGAGAACAGCCACAGGCCAAGCACAACGAGCGGCACGGCCAGGAGGAGCGCGCGCTGCTGGTCGGTCCAGCCAACCTCGTCCCGCTCCGGCTTCGGCTGGACGAGCACCAGGCGAATGGCCCACATGACGACGGCGAAGCCGGCGATCATCAGCCCGCCCTTGATGAATGGCTGGGCGAGCTGCCAGGCGAAGTCGCCGAGCAGGCCGGCCAGGTTGGCCCAGTCCATCTCAGCTCGCCTCGCCGATCACCGTGGTCTCGTGCGCCACCCGTCCGGCGGCGGCCTGGCGCGCGAAGTCCTCGGCGTCGAGCTGCTTGGCTGTGCGACGCGCCCACTCGGGCACGATCGTGTAGTGCTTGCCGTCGGCCAGGATCAGGAGCGGCTCGCTCAGCTCCTCCCTCTGGATGACCTTCAGCCCGCACAGCTCGTCGACCAGGTAGTCGGTGCGCCCCTGGCCGTAGGCCTCGGCCACCTCCTCCAGGAACCAGACGGGCGAGCCGATGACGGGCGGGAGCCAGGCGGCCTGGGCCAGGAGCTGTACCTCGCCGGCGGTCGGCGCGTTCCAGAACGCGCCCGCAACGGCGTCGAGCAGGCTGCGGTCGGCCGGTCCGGCAAGGTGGGCGACGAGCTGCGGGTCCTTCTCGGACAGCGCGCGCAGCGCGGCCTGCAGGTTGGCGATGGTTTCGTCGACGATCATGGGGTCTCCTTCATGCCACGGCGGGCGGTTGGTCTATCATCATTGTGACGTTGTCACCCGGATCGAGCAAGACAATTCGGTCCCGATCGATTATCACTCATTTCTCACACACGGCAAAACCCAGAACCAGGAAAGACAGCAGAATCAAGGACCTACGAAGGTCTCTACAGGGGAATCGAACCCCTCACCCGCTCCAGCCCCTGACGACTTAAGTCGTTGATTTCAAAGGGGTTGGGCTTCTGCATGTCCGTGTCACTCCGGGCTGGTTCGGATCGTCTATCACTTGCGCTTCGCGCGCGCGACAGTGTGCCGCCCAGCATCGGCGACTCGACGAAGAGCCAGCGCTCGTAGTTCCCGATCTCTCCGCTCAGCAGCGCCCCCGGCCCGCAGCGGTGAGTCCCCCTCCACGAGGTCTGGCCGGTATGGGCACGCGGCTTGCGCTCGATCGAGCGGGAGATGACCAGGCGGCGGGCGCGCTGCTTCACCCGACCCCCTGTCGGATGACGTCCGCGGCGAGGAGGGCCTCCGTCTGCTCGATGGTGATGACCATCAGCGGCGGCGGCCGCAGCGAGCGGATGAGCACCAGCTGGTCAACGAACGGCTTGATATGCTCCCTGTGCTGGCGGTTCATCTCGGCCAGAATCTGCTGGAGGTCTCGCTCGTAGAGCATCAGGTCGTCGGGATCGTTCATGTGGTCTTCGCCCACTTCGCTCGGTACGCAGCCCAGCGCGCGAGCATCAGGTCGGCCAGGGCGACAGCGTCCGCCGGCGCCATGGCCTTTTCGGACCAATCGCCGTCGTCTGGCCCCGCGATGTTGCCGTCGTAGCCGTGGGTGACATCGAGGTCAGGTCCGAGACCCACGATGCCGCAGTGGGCCTCGACAACGCGGCCGGTCGACAGCTTGAGTTCGTCTCTGGCGCTCACGTCGCCGCCATCCAAGCCGCCGCGCTCGGCTCGAGCAGCATCGAGCCCCACTTCGCGATCCTCGCCGGCTGGCCGCCCATCCACTTGCCGTAGACGCGGGTGACCATCTCGGTGTTCTTGTGCCCGAGCAGGCTGGCCACCTCGAGCGCCGGCCGGCCGTCCATCAGGAGCTGGCTGGCGAACGTGTGGCGCAACTGGTACGTGTTGCGGTAGCGCACGCCCGCCTTCACGCACGCCGCCTTCCAGACCGCGTTCAGGGTGTTGTAGCCCCAGGCGTAGCCAGGCATGCGCGACGTGGCGCGCTGGAAGACGCGGTCCTCGGTGCCGTCGTCGCCATCATCGTCGCCACACGGCGGCGCCAGCATGGCCTTCATCAGCGCCTGGTGTGCTGCCGGCGTCAGGGCGAACGTGCGCACGCCGGCCCTCGTCTTCGGCCGCTCCTTGTCCTTGCCGATCGTGGTGGTCTCCTGGATCGAGACCGTGCCGGCAGCCAGGTCGACGCGCTTCCAGCGCAGCCCGATCAGCTCACCGGACCGCACGCCGGTGTGCGCCCAGAACAGGAAGGGCGCCCGGTCCCCAGGCGCCAGCGCCAGCAGCGCGGCGGTCAGCTCGGCCCAGGTGAAGGGGTCGGCCGCGTACTGGCTCGTGCGCCTGGCGGGCGGCACCATCTTGGCCAGCTTGATGGCGCGCAGCGGGTTGCCGGCGACGATTTCGTCCTCGACCAGCTCGTCGAACACGGCGCGCAGCGGCAGCAGGACGTTGGCGATCGTCTTCAGGCCCGAAGTCTGCAGGCCGACCCACTCGCGGATCACCGACGGGCGTACTGAAGCAGGCCGCATGTCGCCGAAGAACGGTTTCAGCTTGAACTTGACGGCGTTGTGGTAGCCGATCCAGGTCGACGGCTCGAGCGTGGCTTTGTTGCGCTCGATCCAGGCGTCGAGCAGGGCGCCCAGCTTGGCGTTGCCGGACGGGCCGCGACCGAAGTCGACGGCGCGCGAGGACTTGGGAAAGTATTCGCCGTAGCGGAAGTCGTTCCGCGCGATCTTGCCGAGCACCTCGGCGCGCAGGCGCTCGACGTACTTGTCGTTGGCCTTGGTGTGCGGCAGGATGATCGTCTCTCGGCACTGGGCGCCGCGGTAGCTGAAGGCGATGCGGTAAACCTCGATGGTCTTGCGCTTGACGCGCTGCCAGCCGGCGCGATCGGCGGTCACAGGTCACCCTCGCGAATGTCATAGCCATCGTGTATCACGAGGTTGAGCAGGTTCGCCAGATCGCGTCGGTCGTCCCAGGTCATGGCGCGCGGGTCATCCAGGCGCCGAGCCACCGAACGGATACTCTCCACCCGGCACGGCTCGAACGCTATGGCGATGACCGTCCGTGAAGGTGCGGGTTCGGCTTCCCCGCCGCCCAGTCGTTCACCGCGTTCAGATTGACCCATAGTTCTTTGCTCCCGTCCGGTTGACGAACATGAACATCGCGAATCCAGATGCCGGCTCGGAGGCGACCGTCGATGGCGTCGGCCGTTTCCTTCTCGCCGGCGATCGACTTGTAGTGCGATGCCCTCACCCAGTGAAGCGCCATTTTATCAACCTTGTGATGGGTTTGTCAAGCAGTCCGGCTCGATCGACTCCGCGGGCATGCGGCCCTCCGCGGCGTACTCGTTCCACACATCCTTCGTGGTCTGCCCGAGCTGGTCCCAGTCAGGCTTGACGCGGTTGGCGTTACCGCGGTACAGCTCCTCGCCGGTCACTTGATCACCACCATGGCGACGGCGATGCCGGTGCTGCGGTGCGTCGCCTCGGCGATGATCTGCTTCGGCGCGAAGCCGGCCTCCGCCTCGAACCTGGCCAGCGCACCTTGACGAGTGCGACCATAGACGCGCATCGGCGGAGCCGGAGGAGGTGGTTGATCGACGTCGAACCAGGCGTTGCAGCCATCGTTGAAGTTCATGGAAGCGTCTTGTTGAGTGGGAATGGGGCGACGTTCTTCACGTCGCAGCGGGCGAGCAGGAGCGCATACACGGTCGCGCAGATGGCGAGCCGGTAGGCGTGTTGCTGGAGGGCGTGATCGGTCATTCCCAGAATCGCTCGAGTCCGCGCAGCGCCAGGCTGGCGTCGACTTCGGTGAGGCCGCGCGTGTGGCGCGCCTTGATCGCCTTGACCATCGCCGACTTGAAGTCGACGGACAGGTTCCATGAGCCCTGCGCGACGGCCATCGGCACATGGCCGATCCTGGCGTCTAGCCGCTTCAGTGTGTCGGGCTGCGCCCGTTGCATGCTGGCTGTCATCCCGATCTCCTTAATAGGCGTGGTCCAATCTCGTCGAACTGGCGGTAGGTCATGCGGGTCGGCGCGAAGGTGTAGGCCAGGCAGTCGCGGTGCGCATCGGTTGCCATCTCGGCCGCCTCGCACGGCGTCATCGTGCAGCTGACGCCGTCGGCGGTGACGATGATGAAGTCGCGCTGCACAAAGCGGTACTCGACCCAGTCGAGCGGGCCCTCCAGCAGCGCGCCGACGGCCTCGGCGAGGCGGCTCATGAACACCTCAGCGTGCCGGTGAGGGCGAGCTGACGCGCCCACGACCGCTTCTTCGCCATCATCTCGGACCAGTCCCGCTCGAACTGCTCGTCGGTGCGGTGCGGCGACAGGGTGTGCGCGACTTCGCGCATCTCGTCCTTCGTGAGGCCTAGCGAGGTGTGGTCCATTAGTGTGTGTCCGAGTGGGTGTTGGTGTGTACGAGGCCGAGCTGAGATGCCGCGTAGACGGTGTGCTTCCAGGCCGCCCGGCCGAAGGCGTCGCGCGGGAAGTACGGCTTCGCGTCCGCCGGCCAGGGTGCCGTTTTCTCGACAGGCTCCGGCGGGGCTCGTTCCCGCTCCTGCGCGCGCGCGATCACGGCCTGGCGCTTGGCCAGGGCGGCGGCATCGAGCCAAGCCTCGGCGGCCTCCTTGCTGGTGAAGCAGCGGACGTTCTTGCCGCTGATGCGGGCCTTGTGGAGGTCGCCGCTGGCGACCAGGTGCTGCACGATGCGCGCGACCTGGCGGATTGTGGCGCTCGGCACCTCGTCGTTGGCCACGCCCCGCGCGCGCGCCGCCATGCGGCGGATGACCCGGCGCAGTGTTGACTCGACATGGACTCGCTTCATTGGCCCACTCCCAGGAGCGCCTCGTGCCTGCCCCGGCGCAGCTCCATGTACCGGCGGAGGAATACCATCTTGGCTAGCGCCGGCCCCAGGCACCTGACGGTCACGTCTGCCGGCTTGATGCCATCGGCCCAGGTCCAGGGGATCGGCGGGTCCAAGAGCAGCGCGTTTCTTTCCGCGAGGAGGACAGTGTTGTCCGCCTCTTTCACGCACGCCGGCAGGACCGGGTGGATGAAAAACTTCTGGCAGATGGCCTGCCAGGCGATGTACTCGAGGTCCGAGTACATCGCGCCGAGCATATGCTTCAGTGGGCGCGGCACATCGCAGACGTAGGCTTCGGTCGCGTCGTGCATCAGAGCTGCGAAGGCGTGCTCCTCGGGCACGACCTGGCTGACGAGGACACTGTGCTCGGCCACGCTATAAAAGTGCCAGGTGTGTCCACCGAAGCGGCAGATCATCGAAAGGGCGTGGGCGATGTCGTTGATGTCGATCGACTCCTGCCGAGGGCTGCGATGGTGGTAGGCCTTGCCGCTGTGCGTTTGCATCCAGCCGCCGAGGTCCCCTGTATCAGCATTGTGATTGTCGGTGGCCATATCTGCCTCTCTTGTTGGTTGTTTATGACTTCGGTCAAAACGGCCTTGCTACAGCTTGGTCGCGCAGTTCGTCCAGGGTGCGCTTGCGGACCTTGCTGGCAGCCGCGGCAGCCTCAGCGGCCTCCAGCTCCGTCTGCAGGAGCGCCAGCGCGCGCCAGGCCATCTTGGCCGAGTGGCGCTGGCCGTCGCCGCCGTCGATGGTGCCGTGCTCCAGGAGGTGGCGCGCGATGCAGTCGGCGTGGTCCAGGCTCTTGGTCCGGTCCCAGTGCAGCGGCTGGCCGGGGTTGTGCTGGTCGTTGCCGGCCTTCGAGACGCGCGCGATCTCGGCGATGGCCAGGGGAAAGTAGTTCAGGACGCCCGAGAAGATCGGGGTCGCCTTGCGGGCGGCTGCGTCGACGGGGAGGGCTGCGGTCATGGTGGTCTCCTTATATCACGTTGATGATATCCTAGAACGGGATGGGATCGGACTGCCACGACGGGCAGCCCAGGGGAACGACGTCGGCAGGAATCTCGGCGCCGTCGGCCCGGCTGCAGCGCGTGGTCCGCTCGCCGTTGAGGTAGCCGATGAGGTGATCGCAGGTCTTGCAGCCCTCCTTCGACTTGCTCTCGATCACGGCCAGCTCGCTCGATGCGCCATCGATGGCAACGCGCATGGCTACCAGTTCGGTTCGCGTCAGCATCCGAAACATCATCTTCATGCCGCCTCCTGTCGCTGTGTCCAGCGGTACGCCAGGATGTCTGGCCGCTTCGCCTTGATGTCGATGGTGATCCCCATCGGCTCGCTGATCGCGCCGCCACGGGCCTGTACCACGGATTCCGCGACAGTCCTGGGTATGCCGTCCTGCTTGGCCCTCATGCGCCACCACTTCTCGGCCTTGAGGCGCGCGTAGCCGCTATGGTCGAGGCAGACCCACTCGCGGGCGACGGCCTGGATGCCGCTCCAGTACTCGACCCGCAGCGAGCTGGGCATACCGGGCTTGTCGTGAATGTCATAGGTCACCCGGGTGACGTCGACATCGCGCTCGGGGTTGACCTGCGACGAGAGCACGGCCGCGCCGTTCGCGTAGTCCTTGTGCTTGATCAGCTCCGGCGGCGGGAACAGGAAGCCGCAGTCCAGGCACTCGGCCGCGCTTGCCTTGTTGCGACTGCTGCACTCCGGGCAGAGGCGGAACGGCTCCTCGCCCGCGCCGCCACCGCCGCGCGGCATGCGGCCCTTAACCTCGTCAACCGGCCCGAGGCGCAGCGTGGTGTCGGTAAAGTCCGCCCACAGGCAGTCGTCCTTGCCGGCGGCCAGGCGCATGCCGCGGCCGGCGATCTGCACGTAGAGCACGGGCGACTTGGTCGCGCGCAGCATAGCGATGAAATCAACCTCTGGCGCGTCGAAACCAGTGGTGAGCACGGCCACGTTGACGAGCATGTCGTACAGACTGCCGTCGCGGAAGCCACCGATCATGGCCGCGCGCTCGGCCTTCGGCGTGTTGGCGCTGACGATCTCGCACCGAATCCCGCGCCGGCGCAGCGCATCTCGCATGTGCGTGGCGTGCTCGACCGTGACCGCGAACACCAGCCCGCGCCTTCTGTCCGAAAAAAGCACATGTATTTCGGACGCCGTCGCCTCGACCAGCTCGTCGGTGTCGGTCATGGCGGCGAGCGCCGAGACCTGGTAGTCGTCGCCGCTGGTCGGCAGGTCCGCCGCCTCGACGCGCGTCTGCGTCTTCGCCGGCGTGAGCGGCGAGAGGTAGTCTTGGGCGAGCAGCTCCTTCATCGTGATCCTCGACGCGACGTGCGTGAACAGCGCCGTCTTGGCGGCGGTCAGGTACACGCCGTTGCCGCGGTACTCGGTGCCGGTCCAACCGAGCACGCGGCACCGCGGGTTGTACCGCGACAAGTCGGCGAGGAAGGATCGCCACATGCCCTCCTCCTTAGGGTTGATCAAGTGGCACTCGTCCGCGTGGACCAGGTCGATGCGGCCGAGTAGGTGCGCGATCTTCCACACGCTGCCGATCGTGGCGTACATGACCTGGTTGCCCAGCTCCTTGCGCCCGGCGCTCGCGGAGTAGACACCGACGTCACCATCCGGCCAGATGCGCTTGACCTTGTCGACGTTCTGCTCGAGCAGCTCCTTCTGGTGCATGAGCACGAGCGTGCGCACGCCAGGCGCCTGCGCGTCCATGCGCTTCGCCGTGGCGGCGATCATCAGCGACTTGCCTGCGCCGACCGCGGCGACGATGATGGGGTTGCCGTCGGCGTGCTTGCCGAACCACGCCCACAGGTCGTCGAGGACCTTCTCCTGGTAGGGGCGGAGGATCATTCAATGCTCCACTCAGCTGGGCTCAGGTAGCGGTCCAGGCAGTAGCCGGCGTCGATGTTGCTCGACTCCAATCTGCCGCACGAATGCCGGCTCCATATGTGGCCGAGGCAGTGCAGCCGGCGCCATTCGTAGAACCACCTCACGCCACCACCCGCGCGCCCGGGAACTCGCCCTTGATCCCGCACATCTCCGGCAGCAGTGACTTGCCCGAGCACGCCCTGATCTCGCCGCTCGTGAGCGAGCCCTGCTTGCCAGACCCGTTGCCGAAGAACTTGCTCTTGTCGGTGTTCATCTGGTAGACGACGACGCCATGCTCGAACGCCACCGGCCTGGCCGTGCGCTCGAGGAAGATCGGGATGAAGCGGTGCTCCAGGCAGCCCGACCGCTGGAGCGGCTCGCTCAGCACCGGCGCGCTCTCGAGCGCGGGGTTGCTGCATCGCCACTCACCCTCCTTGCGATCGACGCCGTCGAGCACGGCTGTGCTGTACGAGCAGGTCCGGCAGTTCACCTCGGGCACCTGGTCGCCGTGGCAGACGTTGAAGAACGCGCACTGGCCTGGGCCGGCGCCGCTCGCCTTGCCTGACCATCCGCAAGGGAACTTCGTTGGATCGTCGGAGATACGCGCCGGCGGCTCTGTCGCGCGGATGATGCCTTCGGCCCGAGCGACGAGGCGGTCGAACTCGGTTTTATCGAACTCGATGCGCTCGCTGTGCAGCTCGTCGGTGTTCTTGTTGACCACGAGGTAGAGCGCGCGCTTCATGCCGCTCATTCCCATGTTGATCATCATCTGCGCGTGGTGCTCTGGCTTCGCTTTCTTGCAACCCTCCTTCGCCACCTTGTCGAAGTTCTTCTGGTTCAGCCCCTTAAACTCGCAGACGTGCCAGGTTTTCGGCGCCTCTGGCAACCCAAGCGCGGCCGCGTCCATCGAGCAGCCGAAGTGCCCCGACAGGGTACGGAAGGTCCACTGTCCGCCCTGCGGGTCGAAGTCCTCGACCTGCACGCCGACCCGGCGCAGGTCCTCGATCAGGCGCGGCTCCTGGAGGTGGCCGCTCCCGAACAGGCGCAGCTTCTGGCCGGTCAGTTTTTCGCGATCGGCCCAGTGCAGCGTGTACCACAGCTTGCGCGCGCACTCACCGCCGATGATCGATGCGCCGAGGTGGAGCCGGTGCCTCTCATTCGACGAGCGCTCGTACCCGCGGAGGATCGAGACAGCCGTGTTCGGCTGGGCGCCATCGGGGATCGCGGCCATTTGTTCGCCTTTCAAAGGGGTGAGGGGGCGGTCGTCGAGACCGCGTTGCCCGGCTTGTCGCCGGTGACTTCGTTAGTCGACCCCTCATTGATCTGCGCCCGCACCTGGTCGGAGATGTCGTTGATCAGCTTGGCCACGGTCATCACGGGCGCATGCAGCGGGTTAGCGTTCAGCGTGTTGACGATGAACTCGACCGCCGATGTCTTCAGCTCGAGCGTGACGGCGACGTCCGCCGCCGGCGCGGGTTGTTGGGAGTTCACGCCGCCGTCCCGTCGGTCTCCTCGACGTCGACGTCGGACGTCAGCGCCTTGACCAGGTCGTCCTGCGAGGCGACGCGGATGTCGAGCGGCTTGGCGATGTGGGCGACGACCTGGGCGGGGTTCTGCGCCCGCACGAGGCGCTCGGGCACGTTGGTGTTGTCGCTGCGCACGAGGTAGATTCTGTAAGCTGCGGCCATGGTGTGGTCCTCCTTTTGATGGTTGCGAAAATGGCGCCCGTCTCTCCGAGCTGTCTCGCCTCCCCGTTACAAGCGGGGCACTCACACCCCCCGATGCGCCGCGTTCGCGCGATCGGGGTTGCCGGGATGATCTAGGCCCCGATCAAGGGCCGCCCAGCAGGTTCTCTGTCAGCCCTGCTTCAGCCAGGGGAAGGCGGCGGGCGCGGCGGGCGCCTGGATCGGAGCCTGGGCGGCGGGCGCGGGCGGCGGGACCGTCCACTGCGCGACCGGCGCGGGCGCCGGGGCAGCGACCTGGGCCGGAGCCTGGGCGGCCACGCCCGGGCCGGTCGCGGTGCGGTTGCCGAACTGCATCGCAGGGAAGAACCCGGCGACGACGTTCTTGTCCTTGCCCTCGTACTTGCCCTCGCCGATCTCAACCTCCAGCTCAAGCCCGCAGGCCTTGCCGTGCAGCACGAGCGTGTCGGGCACGGTGCCGGCGATGCCGATGCCGGCCTTCAGGTTGGCCAGCTCGACCTGCCCGATGCGGTGCGCCTCGGGCGAGCTGCCGTGCTGCACGTTGATGTACTGCCAGACCTTGCGGCCCTTGAACCCCTCGTTCAGCAGCTCCCAGGTCAGGTGCATGACCTGACCGGTGCCGCTGCGGTTCGGCTTGATCTCGGACTCGACGATCTGCCCGACGTAGTCGCCGCGCGGCATGATGTCGAACTTCTTGCGTTCTTCGGGCTGAGCGCCCTGGTCGTAACCTTGCATTGACGCCATGGTGATTGCCTCCTTCGGCAGTTAAGAAAACAGGTGCTTGGCCAGCGTGGAGTACATCGCGCCCCGGGGCACGGCGATCTCCGGCGGCAGGCCGTAGCGGTTTTTTGCGAGGTGCGACGGGCGCTCCTCCGTGTAGAGCACGCGCTCGCCCAGGCCGACGCCGCGGGCGATGACCTTGTCGAATCCCTTCTTGTCCTTCTGGATGTAGGACTTCTGGTTCAAAAAGAGCACGGAGTCGGCCCACTCCTGCGCCAGCGCCGAGGCGCGCGTCTGCAGCTTGATGCTGTAGCGGTCGTACGGCTCGCTCGACGGGTCGTTGAACGGCTTGATCTGCGAGTGCGCGGTCAGGATGACCTGCATGCCGCGCCTGTCGCGCAGGTCCGACAACATCTGGAAGTACTCGCGCCAGACATCGTCGGCTGCGCTGAAACCCTTGCCGTAGCCGGGGGTCTCGATGTCCGCCCAGTTGTTGCGGCGGCACGTCTCGGCCCAGACGATCGGCTCGAGCCAGTCGAGGCTGTCGGTGCCCGCGGTGCCGAACTCGTGCGGCTGGTCGCGCAGGGTGACGAGCGCGCTCACGACATCGGCCCAGCTGCGGGCCAGGGGGAAGGACGCGATGTCGATCTTGCCCTTACCGTCCTCGGTGGGCAGCAGAATCGGCGCGGGCGCCTCGCTGAGGAACGTCGTCTTGCCCAGCCCGTGCGGGCCGTAGACAATGAGGCGCGGCGGCGTGATCTGCGGGCCGCGCGTGATCGAGGAAAGATCGAAGGCCATGGGGTGTCTCCTTGGTCGGGTCGATATTCACGCCAGCTCGAGCCGCAGGCTCGGGCTCGCGTCGCTGGTGGCGATGTACTCCGCCAGCACGACCTTGTCGTCCGGCGCCAGCGCCTTGAACAGGGCCTCGCTGACTTCGGCCTTCCAGCGGAAGACGCGCTGCAGCGTGACGGGCAGCTCGGCGAAGTCGGCCTTCAGCGCGTCGCTGTCGACCTTGCGTGTGACGCCGTAGGTCGTGATGACCTTGACGTCGCCGACGCGCGTTGTCGCGGTCATCTTCGGCAGCAGCCCGAGGATCGCGCTGTCGCACTCGCGGCGCCGCTCGATCGCACCCTCCTCCTCGCGCTTCGCGATGACTCGGGCGCGGATCAGCATGTCGAGCTGGACCTGGGTGTCTTCGAGTGTTGCGATGGTCATGGCGTCTCCTTCAAAAATGGATTATCAGCTTTGTGAAACTGCGTGTCAACACTATTGTGATGACGTGCGAGATTTTTTTCGCGATTCGTGTACACGATGGCCAGGACGAGCCAGAGCACGTTGGCGGCGGCGATCATGCAGCCACCGAGAAAACTCCAGTGCTGCGCGAGCGACGGGTAGTAGTAGAGGTTCCACCCGCCCCACAGGAAGAAGAAGGCTGTCGTCTCGATGTTGACGCCGCGCACCATCTTCTGCAGGTACAAGGTGCGGCAGTTGCGCAGGATGAACAGCGCACCCAGGGCCTCGAATGCGCCGTTGATCTGGTCGGGCGTCATGAGCGAGTCGCCAGTCTCTCGGCCGCGTACTTGACGATCGCCCGCTCGATCTCCCTGCGCGGCGGCCCGGCGAGCACGAAGTCCACCACGTCCGCAATGTCGTCATGCCGTAAGGGGCCTGTTTGCGCCCCTCCGGCTCGGCTTGGGGTGTTGGTGGCCCCTTGTGGGGCCGCTGCTGCTCCTGTGGGGGCGGCGCTTGTCTGTGCGGCCTGCTCGCGCAATGGTGAGCCGATGGCCCCTCCCGCCTTGCACAGGCGCAGAATGATCTTTGCCCATTCCTCTTTGCGGTGTCGTGCAGCGTAGAGGCGGCAGTTTTCGAGGCCCTGCTGTGCGGCCTGCTCGGGCGCTGCTCCTGTGGGGGCGGCGTCGAGGGCGGCGCGGGCGTTGTCCATGAAGTCGAGCAATCTCGCCATTGCCACTCTGGCGGTGTGCCGATGGGGCTTGCCGAACTGCATCACCAGGAGATCAATCTCGTCTCGTGTCGGCCCCGGCTCGCTGATGGCTGACGCTGCTTCTGTAGGGGCGGCGAGGGCAGCGCGGGCGATGTCGAGCCGGCGCTGGGCTTCCTGTCGTATGCCGCTGCCGTTTGTGCCGTCATAGCCGCACTGGCTGTCGGCTTCGAGGTACGGAATCGCAAGTTCCAGCGCCTCCCGCAGCAGCGCCTCTCCGGCCGGCGCGGCTCCTGTGGGGGCGCGGTCGAGGGCGGCGTCGTGCTCGCGCAATGCCTGCCGCAGCTTTTGGGCGGCAAGCTCGGCAACGTCGCCGTAGCCGATGAGAAACGAGGCGACCTCTGCAACGGCTTCGGCTAGTTCGGCCGGGGCATCGCGTAGGGGGTCGGCGAGGGCGCGCAGACGGTAGCTGATGCCCATGTACCGGCCGTTTTGGATAGCTGTCGGCGACTCTGGGTCCATGCCGCACTCGCGCTTCAACGCCTCAACGGCCCGTGCGATCGACAGCAGTTCATCGCGTAGGGGGTCACTCATGGCTGGCCTTTCGGTTTGCGATAGGGGCTCTTAAAGCCGCGCACGAACACGCGGTAGTAAGGCTGCGGCGGGTGCGGGATCGCGACCGTGCCCAACCCCCAACAGTCTGTCGTGTCGTGCGTGTCCTTCTTGCAGGTGTCGCACCAATGTGCTGGCAGTGGCTCACTCATGGCTGTCTCCGGTTGGCATCGAGCGCCCAGGCCCACAGCGCGCCACCGGCCACCTTCGCGGCGAACTGCGCCAGCACGATCCCCGGCATGAATGCGCCAAAGGCAATCGTCGGGAACAACAAAGAATCAACGGCAGCCCCGGCGACGTTCGACCCGTTCGCCCGGAACAGCCAGGAGCCTGTCAGCCGCGAGAACGTCGCCCAATCGACCAGCGCAGCAGCGGAGAAGGCGCACGCAGAGGCAACAGCGACCATCCCGGCGGCGGGATTCAACAGATAGGTCAACAGGCCCGTCGAGAGGATCAACGTGCCCATCTGCCACGCCTTAAGTCGAACGTGCAGCCAGTCCCGCAAGGCGAGATCGAGCCCGATCAGAAAGAAGGCATTGACCGGAGTGATCGCCGGCCCGAAGGCGGCCACGGAGAGATTGGCCAGCGTCATCGCGGCGGCATAAATCAGGACGACGAGTACGGTCATAGAAATGATCCTTGCTCTGCGGTTGGTGTGGCGAGCTGCAGCTGGTGGCCGGCGGCCACGCGCGCCGAGCGCCGCTCGCGCTTAGCGATAGCCAGGGCGATCGTCAGCTCCTCGTGCTCGCTGCGCCCGTCACCGGGCTCGGCGTGCCCCTTGCGGCGGCGGATCGACTTCGGCCTGGGGCGCGGCACGAGCGCCTATCGCGGCTTGTTGAAGCGCGGATGCAGGCTGGCCTGCTGGAAGCCGGACGGCCCGCCGGCGGCGAGAGACAGTACCGCGGCAACGGCGAGGGAGTTCAGTCGGGTGGTCATGGGGCGGCCTCCTTCAGTAGATGGGGTGGGTGTTGGTGCGGGTGACCCTCGCCGGCGGCGGGGGAGCGAACGTGTAGACGGTGTCCGGCGTCTCGCGCGGCTCGACATCGTGGGCCCACCATGCGCGCCCGCGGAGCTGCTGCTTCATGCCTCTGTACGGGGCGCGCCACTCGCCGTTGTAGGCGCGGGTGTAGCGGGCCGCCGGCGCGCGCCCGGCCACGACCGTGGCGTAGGCCGCGGCCCACTCCTGGCGGCCGAACAGGCGGGTGGTGCGTGCGCCGGTCTGGACGCCCCATAGCGTGGGCACCTTGTCCTTCTTGCGCATCGTGTTGCTGGCGTTCATCAGGGCGTGGGCCTGCTTCTCGTCGAGGTGGTTCCGTTCGATCACCTCGCGGGCATAGAAGCCGGCGGCGCCGACCCTGTCGGCGTGCTCGAGGAGCAAGCCGCGCGTGGGGCCGCGAAGGGCGTGCATCGCGGCGGCGTAGGCGGTGGAGTTGTTGCGGGAGAAGTTGCTCAAGTGAACCTCCCGATAAGACCGTAGCAGAGGCAGGCCAAGAGAGGGCCCCAAAAAAAGGTGACGGCCCAGCGCAGCGCATCCGGGTCTTCCTCGATCGGATGGTCCCAGGTGTCGGTGGGTAACATCAGAGCCCCCGGGCGCCGGTCAGGGTGGCAACTCGGCCCCCGCACGCGGACATGTTGCCAAGGTACTCGGCCGGGCTGTCGTGCGCGGCGTTCGCCGGGAGCACCGAGTCCAGCTCCTCGAAGATCGCGCTCTTGTCCCCGCCGCGCTTGGCGACGCGTTCGCCGAGCGTGAGCAGGGCGTCGCGGTAGATGGCGACGTGAACCAGCTCGTGCCGGTAGACGTGCTCGAAGGCGCAGGCGTCGGCGGCCAGCTCGGCGGCGACGAACAGGATCGGCTTGGCGTAGCCGACGACGATGCGGCACTGCGGGGCGCCCTGGATCGCGAGGTACTGGTCGAGACGCAGCTGGCCGAACGTGCCGGCCCCCTTGTTCATGGCCGTCAGCTCGGCGAACGTCTTGGTCCTGTCCTCGCGCACCTCGAACGGCAGCACGGCCACGTCGTAGCGGTCGCAGGCGGCGGCCGAGCCGCAGGCGGCGAGCAGGATGGCGGCGAACGCTGACTTCATGGGGCACCAACGGAGAAGCCGTCGTTCTGGATGCCGTCGACGATCGCGTCGATGTAGCGGGACTCGACGACGATGCCGGCGCCCCAGGCTTGGGTCTCGTCGTCGCCGACGCGCTCTTCGAGCCATGCCCTGGCCTCGGCCGTCATGCCGGTCAGGATGCAGATCGAGCCGTGGTTCCTGACGCGAAAGTCCGCCATGTGCGCTCCTTGCGTGGCAGGTTGCCGATCGGCACATCCCAGTTGCCATCCCAAAACGTGAAGTGATCCTCGACGAAGACCCACGTCTTGCCGAAGTCCGGCGTGATGTGGGCCAGCCCGGACATGAGAGCGGCCCGGAAGTAGCGGCGCGAGCCGGCGCCCATGCTGCCGACGTAGATGCCGTTGCCCTTGTCGCAATGGGCGTTGATCTCTTTGACCATCTGCTTCGCGGTCATCGCCTCCCCTTGCCTTGCGGCGCTGCTTCGGGTGCTCATGGTTGGACTCCTTTGAAACGAGGGATTCATTACATCACGATGCTGATATGCGTGTCAAGCTCATTGTGATAATTAGTTGGCGCGGCGGTTCCGGGCGATGCGCTCCTCCGCGGCCAAGCTCTCGCGGGCCGCGCCCATAGCCAGGTCCAGGCGCCGCCGGGCCCCCAGGGTATGCCCACGCGGGAGGTACTCGTCGACTTCGGCGGCGCGGCGCGCGCGCTGGTCGTTGTCGATGGCGACGACCAGCTCATCGAGCGCCGCCGCCGGCGACTTGACTTCGTCCAGCAGGTTGGCCTCGTTGATCCTCACCTCGCGGACGTAGTCGGCGATCGTCATCACGACGGTGCTCACGACGCGATCGTCCAGATGTGGCTGTTGCCGGCCGGTCGCACGATGCGCTTGAACGGGATGCTGCGCAGCTTGCAGTACATGACTGCCTGGAGGTAGAAGTTGAAGGTCGGGTTCATGTTTTCTCCTTGTCGACGAGGACGATGATCGGATTGAGGCGATGGTCGATCGAGCGGGTCGCGTTGACCACGTCGGTGAGCGCGTCGTAGCGGCTGCGGCTCGTGATAAGCGCGACCGGGAACGGCGCGCTGTCCACGACGTGCGACTGCCGCACGATGGTGTACTGCTTGCCGCGTGGCGGGGTGGCGGGGTGGCCCATGCTCACGCCCCCTGCTGGCGCCGCGAGGCACCCGTGAGAATCTGCACGCGGCGGATGACCTTGCGGGTCGTCTCCGAATGGTTCTCGAACTTGTTGCGCTTGAACGCGCCCACCAGACGGTCGGCGCGGCGCTGCTGCTCTGCGGCCTTGGTCATGGCGCCAGCCCCAGGCGCTCGCGGCTGCCGCCCTTCTTCGCGGCCTCTTCCTTCAGGCGCAGGATCACGGCCTCGGCATGTGCGAGCCCCCTGGGATCGTTGCTGTAGTAGCCGTCGAGGATGCCGTTCTCCTGCATCGACCACTCGTCGCATTGCGGGCACAGGTAGCTGTTGCCCTGGTTCGTGCGGCGGGTTCTGCGGCGGCAGGCCCCGCACTCGAAGACGGCGCTGGTGCCGCCGATCGAGCGGCGAAAGGTGTCTTTCATGTCAGGCCCCGAAGCCGTCGCCGGCGAGGGTGCGGCGGCTGCGGGAGTACCTCTCTCCCTCGGACTCGTCGTCGTAATCGACGAAGGCGCCGGCAAAGGCGGCCTGCAGGCGGGCGGCGTTGCCGGAGTCGGCGTACTGGTGGGCAACGCCAATAGCGCGAAAGAAGTGGCCGCCGCGATCGACCATGCGCTGGGCGCAGCGCTGGGCCTCATCGCGCTCGAATGGCATGTATCTGCGGATGAAGCGAGCACGCCCCAGGTCCACGGCGAGCGTGGCCACGGTCGCGGGCGCCACGGTCGTGGGCACGACGCCCTCGAGCTGGGCCAGCTCGAACGCGCCGGCAGCTCTAATGAGGCGGCCGAGCAGGGCGTCGTCGATGATTCGGTAGGTCGTTGTCATGTGATTCTCCTGGTGTAGAGGGTGGTGGGCTCAGGCGGCGGGCACAAGCTGGGCGCGGTAGGCCTCCTCGCCCATCACGCGGGCCTTCGCCAGCGTCTCGCCGACGATGGCGGCGCGCTTCACGTCGTCGTTCTCCTCCTGGCAATTGCGCATGAACAGCCGATCGGTGATGTCGAGGTTGGAGTCGACGACATACGTGCCGTTGTCATGGTTGTCGGTGTCGCACGCGTCGTACCGGCCGACGTACACGCTCGACCCGATGAATGCGAGGGCGGCGCGAGCGAAGGCGTCTCGGGCCGCGATGGGCGCGATGTGCGCGCCGGGGCTGGTCGTTTTTTCGCGCTCGCTGCGGACGACATCGAGGAAGGCCTCGACGCTGCAGCGCCCTCCGTTCCAGTGGAGGTAGACGCACGGCGCGGCGGGGCCCGTGCCGGCGAAGGAAACTGTTGCTCTGTTGCCCATGATGTGCTCCTTTTAGGCGATGTTCTTGGAGATGTCGATCGAGGTTTGCTTCATCAGCCGGTCGTACCGGGCGCGGACGGTCGTGATGCCGGCGGCGCGCAGGTCGGTGAGGTTGCAGGCCATGCCGTCCCACTGGGACGACATGTCGTTGACCGTGAAGTCCTTGTCGGCGACAAGCGCCAGGACGAGCGCGGCTCGGGACTTGTAGTCGGTGAAGCGGGGGCCGATGCTAATGGTGGTCATGTGACTCTCCTGTGAACGTGCGGGCTGCACTCGCCTGCCGGGATGGGCAGGCGGCTGCGGTCAGCGATAGGTCAGGCCTGGAGGACGAAGAGCTTTCACGGACTTCACAGCCAATCCTCGAACGCTTCGGCCACTAGGGCGTTGAAATCCTTTTTCGCGGCAGCCCACGCGGCATCCCTCGCGGCAGCCCCCGCAGCAGCCCACGCGGCATCCCACGCGGCAGCCCCTACGGCAGCCC